AACCCAAAAAGAGCCTAGCCAATCCCGTCTGGTCCAAACGGACCAGGCGGGACATTGGTATACACAGGAAGGCGAGTCCGCCCACGTTGTCATAGGAAAGAACGGCAACGAGCGTAACACCACGGTTACGGACGCACGCAAGATGGGTTTGCTCCCATCGGTCACGAGCGTCCTGGGCATCATGGATAAGCCTCAACTTACAGCATGGAAGATAGAGCAGGCCATCATGTCCTCGCTTACGCTTCCGAAGGAGGACGGTGAAACACTCGAAGAGTACGCAAAGCGAGTCGTCAAAGACTCGAAGCAATCCACAACCAAGGCGGCGGAACACGGCACCAAAATGCATGAATGTATGGAAAACATCCTGCTTGGAAGACCTGTATCCAGAGATGAGACACTTGCTCCGTATGTCAAGACGTTCACTGAATGGGCGGAAGACAACGTCGAAAAAACTTACTGGTGCGAAAAGGCACTGGTCGGTGCTGGTTATGCTGGAAGGTGCGATGCCTACGTCCGACTGAAGCGGATCGGTGACGCGATCATTGACCTTAAGAACCGCAAGGTAAACCCGAAGTACGACCCGTTCTACGATAGCGACTGCGCCCAACTATGGGCCTACCGCATCGCATCGGATAACCCAAAAGCTGCGTGCGTATCGGTGGTCCTGGCGGCCAACGATCCCGAAACGCTGGTGATCCACCAGTGGAGCGAGGAGGAACTGCACGAAGCCGGAATCGCATTCAATGCGATGCTCAAAGTCTGGGCGTGGTCAAAGAAGTACAACCCACCTGGGATGAAGCTATGAAATTTGAAATAAAAAATATGAATGATGAATTTTTGTATTCTGAAAAAGAAGTTAAAAATCTTGGAAAAAGATTTACAAAAATAATTCAAGAAGAAAACAAGAGATTTGATAAGAAAATAAAGGAACTTGAAACAAGATTTCAAGAAATGATAAAAAATGTTGAGGCAGCTCATTAAGTAAGTCATTATCAGATGAGTTTGGATTGGTTGGTGAAACAAGGGCATTAAGGGAAAAAATAATTAAATTTGAAAATACGGTAAGAAGGTTAAGATGACACCACCCACCATCGAGGAATTGGGCAAAGCCGCCGAGGACATAACGTGGCGCGTTATGGGCAAAGGTTCGGAGAAATCCGCCTACGGAGAATGGTTTCATGTTGACAAGCCGGTGCATGATTACCATATAGGTCGTGCTATGCGTCACTTGTCCACGGCCATGTTGCAGTTGCAGAAGTCAACGCCTTGCCCGGACAACAACGGGGAAACGGCTGCGGATCACCTCGAAAGGGCTTTGGTCCGCGCCTTGTTTGCCTGGGCGCAAATCAAAAAGGAAGTACCAAGACTATGAAGAAAATAGAGGACATCAAAGTAACATTCATCTGGGGAGGCAAGGAGGCCACGGCGTTTGCCGATGTGATCTACAAAACGCATCGGGTGGACATCGGACCGCAGGGCCACCGGGAGCATTGCATGGCGGATGTTCCATACGATATGGATCTTGTGAATCTTGAGGTTTTGATTGACGGCAACAAGATCAGGGACGATGACAACCTGAGAGAGTTTGCCCACCAGCTTCTGATGGAGGAGGCCGACTACCAGCTTTGTGAGATGGTATGAAGTCCTGCGTGGTCACACAGGCGTTTGGCGATCAATGGCTGGAAGTCTTGAATCTAACCCGCCCGCGCATGGAGGCTTATTGCAAGCGACACGAACAGGACTTTATTTCTATTGAGAAGCCGCTGGCGCATCCTGTCCAGTACAGCAAGCTGATTATCCCGCACCTGATGACGACCAAGGGCTACGATGTCGTAACATTCCTTGACGCTGATGTGCTGGTCGCTCTGGACTGCCCTGACATTTCCAAGGATGTCGAGAAGTTCTGCGCCTTTGACGAGGGTGCTTACCTAGACCGCAAGCCGGGAATGACGGCACTGGCCAAGGCTTTTGGTTACAAGATCGAGCCAAGGTTCTACGTTAACACGGGTGTCTTTGTGGTGACAAAGAGCGTGGCTGGTATCTTTGCCCAGCCGCCAATCGGATTGTTCCCCAATCACTTTGCCGAGCAGACTTGGATGAACATCATGGCGCACCTGTGCGACCTGGATCTTCAGGAGCTTGATCCGTCCTTTAACTGCATGACCAGCGTCGAGGAACACTTTGGACTTAACCGATACATGGATGCCCAGATGATACACTACGCCGGGCAATCAAACGACATGGCCAAGCTTCGCGGCCAGATTGAGGCTGACATCAAGAAGCTGGAAGAGGAGATTCGATGACCCCGGTCAAGGTGATCCCGCATGGCGACAAGTGGCGAGTGGTTACGGAGTCGATGGAAAACCCAGTTGGTCCGCGCCTATGGGGGGCCGAACCGCCCAACGGATTGCCGCCAGCCGACGATGTGTTTGACGACAAACAGAACGCCCTGGATGCGGCAAGGCTATGGAACGCTTATTCGGCTTGGGCCGAGGATCGTTCTGGAAAGAAAAAGAAATGGTCAAAGCAGAAGCGAACCGCTTAAGCCAGGAGGAGCGAGTCAAGCTCCTTGCCAGCGAGATTGCCATACGGGCGATCTACGACCTGCGCTTGTTGCAACGCCGCAAGGTCTTGGTCGGGGACGAACTGACACCGGCGAACAAGCGTCCGGGCCTGAAAGACTGTTGCTGCTACCGAGAGGAAAACAACATCAAGAACCTGCTTGACGATTTCAGGGACGGCACCGTACTCTTTTGGTGCAGGATGGGCGGGGCGAACATCGACCAATCCACCCTGAACAAAATGCTTAAGAGGAGGAAAGATGACGGACTATCTGAAGTTCTTTAGCGAGGTGTTCTTTCACGCTGTCCTGTTTGCCTTCCTGGTTGGCGGCGGAATCTCTTTACTTGTGTTTGCCGGTAGCTTTCTCTCTTGGCTGATTGCCAAGTCGAGGGAGGAAAGGTCGGAATGGAAAAACTGGGACAGATAAAGTTTTTGGGCGAGCGCGAGGTCAAGATGGTCGAAATGAAATTCGACATGGACGACAGCATTGCCGACAGGCTAGCGCATATCGGATTCAACAAGATCATGTACGAGAGGGATGAGCTTGCCAGCTATGCCATCAGGAAGCTATTGACGGAGTACGTAGAAAGGAAAACCAAATGCAAACCGAAAAAACGTTCAAGCAAAAAATCCTCACGGCGGTAACGATACCGCAAGTCCTGACCCGCTCGCAATGCGAGATGATTATCCGCGATGCGGAGGTCATTGGGATGAAGCGTGCGCCGGTGTTGTCGAAAGACGGCACCCACGTTGCCAGCCGTACCCGGACCTGCTCATCGTGCTGGATACCAAAGGCACCGCACTTCCAGTGGCTTTACAATTACCTGGCCGCAGTGGTTGACCAGGTCAACACGGAACACTATCGCTTTGACATAATGGATATGCAGCAGCTTCAGGTGTTGAGGTATCGCCCATTCCAGAAGTTCAAGTGGCACTTCGACACTTATGACGGCAGCGACCGCAAGCTGACCTGCGTGGTGAACCTGTCCAGGCCAGAGGAGTATGTGGGCGGAGGGTTGCGCGTCGAGGCCGATTGGCATGGGGCTGAGAAGTCCGCGCACCAGGGATCGGCCAACTTCTTTCCATCATGGATCAAGCACAAGGCCAAAGCACCACTGTTCGGCACGCGCTGGGCGTTGGTCGCATGGATCACGGGGCCACAATGGAAGTAGGCCCGACCGAGATGCTGATGTTCGCCATCGGCATTGCGCTGATGGCGATGTGGATGGATCGTAAGTGACCTTCGCCGCAAATCTACCGCGCCACCAGTACGTCATGGTGAACCGCAAGTTTATCTCACAGGGCAACGAGAACGGCTGGGAGGATGCTGTCTGGTTCGGGCTGTACTCGGTGCCGCACCGGGCTTGGGGTTGCACGGTCATGCTGAAGTGCGGGGCGTTGTACCGGGGGCTACCGCTCAATGCATTGGCGTTTCCAAGCGGGACAGGCGAGCCGTGGACCCTGGGAGACGCACAGAGGTGGGACTGTTTCGGTTGGAACTTCACGACTATCGAGTACGACTACCTGCGCGAACTGGATTGCCAGGTGTGGCTGGCTGGCAAGCAGGCCTGGATGCGGGGAGCCTATATGTTCACCGCAGAACCTTATGGGGACGGGTACAGCCTGGAGCCGAGCCAAACCAAGTCGCATCACTTCATTGAGCTTGCCAATGGAAGGATCGCCTGCGTGCCGGGCAACAACGTTTTATTCACGGAGGCATCGTTCACAGGCAAGAATGGGGTTGTCAAGCCGACATGGCTGAAGGTACAAACACAGGTCTTCCACGCAGAAGAACAGGCGTTTGATGGCGTGGTAGTGGAGGAGACAGCGTGACCATATATCAGGTGGCAAGATTGGAGGTTGAGGCACTCAAAGAGTTTCTCGACATGGACAACTGCCACCCAGGAAAATTGATGGACTCAGGCTGCTCG